GATTAATTTGGATTTAGATTAATTTGGATTTAGATTAATTTGGATTTAGATTAATTTAGATTAATTTGGATTAATTTGGATTTAGATTAATTTGGATTTAGATTAATTTGGATTTAGATTAATTTGGATTTAGATTAATTTAGATTAATTTGGATTAATTTGGATTTAGATTAATTTGGATTTAGATTAATTTGGATTTAGATTAATTTGGATTTAGATTAATTTGGATTAATTTGGATTTAGATTAATTTATTTTATTTACATATAATATAATGCAAGGATTTGACTTTAACGAACTTGTCAAGAGAGCAATCAAGTATATGGTTGAGGGTCTCATGGTAGCCATCGCCGCGTACGCGATACCTAAGAAATCACTCAATATTGAAGAGATTGTTATTATCGGTTTGATGGCTGCTGCTACATTCTCTGTTCTTGATGTATTTGTTCCTTCAATGGCTGCGTCAACCAGAGGTGGTGCCGGTTTCGGTATCGGTGCCAACCTTGTTAGGTTCCCAGGTGGATTTTAAACATCTCATATAAAATTTTAATAATTATTAAAATTTTATCACACTGTCGGATGATACTCCCAATCCAAATCATTACATACTTTAGACCAAATTTGATCTTGGTCAAGTTGTTTTTCTCTATCTTTCATCAGTGGTATATATGGTAGATATTGTGTTTGGTCTAGAAGCACACATAATTGATACAATGTGTATGTATAATTAAAAAAATTAGTACGACTAGGTGGACAATGAACCGCCCACGGTTTTTGAATTTCAATGAATAAAAAACAAAGGGTTTCATGCAATTGTTCATTCATTATTGGTGGTATTATTCCAAATTTCGAATTAATAAACTGAATGTGTTCAAAATACTTATTATAACCGAGTTTTCTTAAAATCTCTCGCATTTTATCATAATTCAATTCTTTACGAATATCCTGTATTCGTTCTTTTTTGATACGTTTACTAATATCATCAATGACTTTATCAGGAATTTGTGTAGTTTCTTTTGCCTGAAATTGTGAAAGTATTTCTTTGAAATGATTTAGTCTAATATATGCTGTGTATGATGGTTCGCTTGGCGGTTCCTTATTAGATGGTTTGGAACCATCGAATACATAATGAACGAATCTACCACAGTTAATATTATTACATATCATAATACCCTCTTCATCGCGTGGTATAAACTCACCATTATAACAGTAGTGACATACATCTGTAGGAACCACATAATCCTGTATATTTGTTATTTCATTATTTACGTTTTTCCAATATTTTGCTATATTATTACTTCTTATTTCTATATCGTCACCATTATTTGATACGCCTTTTATTTTAAAAAAAGAGTTCAATACATTTCTATTATTTTTATTACCCGTACCACTTGAAATTGTTTGTTTATCTTCAAAATATTCGAAAATATGCTTTGAATTGTTTAAAAAATATTGCTTTTTTTTTTGTTTTAATTCTCTAATTTTACTGATTGTTTCTTTTATTTCATCTTTTAATCTTAATCGTTCATCAACTTGTTTATGACTTGTTTTACGAATTTTATCATTCAGTGTTTTTTTCAAAGATAATAGTTTTGGTATGTGTTCTTCTTCATCTTTTTTGAATTCACTCAATAAAAAACAGTGTTTCATGTCAATCGTATGCATCACTTTTAGTGGAGCATTTTTATTATTCATTTCTATAATATGGTAACATAGTATCTAAATAACTATTATGTTAATTTATTAGTTTAGAATAAGGTAAATCCACGAAAATTTATTGGAATTATATTGTAAAAATGGATTCGCATATTTCAAACAATACGACACACGTAAAACTGGAACGAAAAACATTAATTAAAATGAATTTTATATATAATGCGATTCAAGATGGATGGTGTGTGAAAAAACATAACGATTCATTTGTTTTTTCAAAGAAACACGAAGGAAAAAAACAAGTATTTCAACCGGAATATTTAGAGCAGTTTATTGAAAAAAATATGATACTGTAATTGCTTTGCATTTTCAACGGTGTAAAATGTTCCGTTCCGATTATTGACTTTACACCAATTAACATTCAATTGGAACATTTGGAATTTCCGATGATGTAAATATGAAAAACGCCGAATATTTAGGGGTATTGAGTATTTTATAAACATTAATGAATTTATTTTTGAAATTATTTTCTTTTTCTATAATATACTAGTAAAATGGGTGGAGCTCTTATGCAACTTGTCGCTTACGGTGCCCAGGATGTTTTCCTTACCGGAACTCCTGAGATCACTTTCTGGAAGGTGTCTTACAGACGCCACACTAATTTCGCCATGGAATCTATTGAACAGACTTTCTCTGGTCAAGCCGACTTTGGAAGACGTGTTACCTGCACTATCTCCAGAAACGGAGATCTTGCTTATAGAACCTACCTTCAGGTCACTCTCCCTGAGATCAACCAAAGTATGAAAAACTCATCCGGTGGTGATGTATTCGCCAGATGGTTGGATAGTATTGGAGAACAACTCGTCGCTCAGGTTGAGGTTGAGATCGGAGGTCAAAGAATTGATAGACAATATGGTGACTGGATGCACATCTGGAATCAGATGACTCTCTCTTCTGAACAACAGAGAGGATACAATAAGATGGTCGGAAATACCACTCAACTTACCTACATTACTGAACCAGGTTTCGCCGCAGTTAACGGACCTTGTGCTGCTGCCGGTGGACCTTCCCAGGTTTGTGCCCCAAGAAACGCCCTTCCTGAGACCACTCTTTATATTCCTCTTCAATTCTGGTTTTGCAGAAACCCTGGACTTGCCCTTCCACTTATTGCCCTACAATACCACGAAGTCAAGATCAACTTGGACCTCAGACCTATTGGGGAGTGCCTATGGGCTGTTAGTGATTTGGGTATTGGTGGAAAGCAAGTCTCTGCTGCTTACCAACAATCCCTCGTTGCTGCCTCTCTTTATGTCGATTATATCTTCCTCGATACTGACGAGAGAAGAAAGATGGCCCAGAACCCACACGAGTACCTCTTTGAACAACTCCAGTTCACTGGTGATGAGTCTGTTGGATCTTCCTCCAATAAGATCAAGTTGAACTTCAATCACCCTTGTAAGGAACTTGTCTGGGTTGTCCAGAGTGATGCCAACGTTGATTACTGTAACTCGTTGGTCGAAGGTGAGACTCTTTTCAAGACCCTCGGTGCCCAACCTTTCAATTATACTGATGCTATCGACGCCCTTCCAAATGCTGTCAGAGCCTTCGGTGCTGATGAGACTTCTGCTTTCATTGCTGGAAACACTTTCGGGGATGCCGATTCCGCTACTGTTAGTGCCGCAGTTGGTTCTGGGTTGACCGCTGGACTTTCCGATGCCGGAACTTTCGTCCTTGCCGAGACTGCCCTTGATATGCATTGTTGGGGAGAGAACCCTGTCGTCACCGCTAAGCTTCAACTTAACGGACAAGACAGATTCTCCGAGAGAGAGGGATCTTACTTTGACGTCGTTCAACCTTTCCAACACCATACCAGAGCTCCTGATACCGGTATTAATGTTTATTCCTTTGCCTTGAGACCTGAGGAACACCAACCGAGTGGCACGTGCAACTTCTCCAGAATCGATAACGCTGTCTTGCAGCTTGTCCTTTCCTCCGGAACCGTCTCTGGAGTCAATACCGCCAAGGTCCGTGTCTATGCCGTCAATTACAATGTCCTTAGAGTCATGAGTGGTATGGCTGGTGTTGCTTACTCCAATTAATCACTGCATATACGCAGTGAGATTGAGTGGGATAGTCATAATACAATACTATATAAACTATATTATTGTAAATTAAAATATATATATTAATGGTGTTTTTTCTTTTAAATTTATAAACCACTGCGACTATCGTGTGAGTTTTGCTTTGCCTTGTGGGTGAGCAAAAATATTATTGCTTTGGTTGGCGAGCGATATTGCTAATATACGAACAACAATAAACAATTTAGACAATACTGAGAAGGTAGTACATACTACGCACACCCCTGGTGGGTGACCGATATTCTTTTTGCTCTTCCCAAAAGAAGAGCAATAAAATACTTCCTTCAGTTTTTGTTATATTTTGGTAATCTACCAATAATGCTTTTTGTTGTTCAAACCAAAAAACAATATAAAAGAAACCGTCCAATATACTATATACAATGAGTGTAGACATCGTAAAGCTTATTGAACGCAACCCGATTACCAAGTTCAGTGGAAATTATCAGTCGAAATTGGTTGAAAAGGTTGAAAAACAATTTAACAATTACGAACAACAGATGTTTTTGGCAAGTTTTTACTGTTATTTGAACTATAATAGTAAAGATTTTGTAATAGACTTAGACGATATTTGGAAATGGTTAGGGTTTACTTCTAAATGGACTGCAAAACGATTAATTGAAAAATTGTTTATTATTAATAAAGATTATCAGTTTTTGCTTCACCCGAAAGTGGAGCAAAACAATAATGCTGCACAAGTAGGTGAAGGAAAAAAAGATACAAGAGGGGGACACAACAAAGAAATTGTTATGTTAAATATAAACACTTTCAAGAAGTTCTGTTTGAAAGCAGGAACAAAAAAAGCAGACGAAATTCACAATTATTTTATCAAATTGGAAGAAATATTGCAAGAAATAATGAAAGAAGAAAGTGATGAACTAAAAAATCAATTACTACATTTGGAAGACCAAAAGAACAAAGAGTTAGACCAGAAAACCAAGGAATTAGACCAAAAATTGGCCCAGCAAAAAATTATAGAAAGGGAAAAAATATTATTGAATGAGTATGCGACGATTGGTTCTATATTTTATATTATCAAAGTAAAGACATTGGAGAACGGACAATATATTATCAAAGTTGGTGAAAGTCGTAGAGGCATCACTGCGAGATACAAAGAACACAAACATAAATACGAGGAATGTTTGTTATTAGATTGTTTCACAGTGAATAAAAGTAAAGATTTTGAAACATTCATTAAAGACCATGAATCTGTTCGTGGAAATAGAGTAAATTCATTGAAAGGGCACGAAACCGAATTGGAACTCTTTTTGATAGGTAAAAATATATCTTACCAAACACTATTGAATATTATTAGTAACAATATAAAGTATTTTAATGATAATGAAATTGGAAGATTAGAATTGGAGAATGAGAAACTCAAATTGATGACAGAAATGAAAAATAACCAAAATTCTAATCCACTAATCCAAGAGTTGATTTCGGTCATCAAACAATTATCAGTAAAAATAGACGATTTGGAAAAAACAAATAAAAACATAGTGGAACGACTGAATTCTATGCAAACTAAAACGACGACGAATTTCAATGCCCCATTAGTCACATTGGGACCAAGACTACAAAAAATCAACCCCGACACATTATTATTAGTGAAAGTGTATGAGTCAGTAAGCGAGTGTATGAAAGAAAACAACAAAATAAAACGACCGAGCATCAATAAAGCAATAACAGAAAACACGATATATTGTGGATTCCGATGGTTATTGGTGGATAGAGAACTTGACCCAACCATTATTGTAAATTTAGAACCAACCAAGGAAACCAAAATGCAAAATGTGGGTTATGTTGCAAAACTGAATAAAGAAAAAACATCGATAGTCAATGTATATTTGGATAGAAAAGTTGCGTGTAGATTGAATGGATACAATTCAATAACATCATTGGATACTGTGGTGAAAAAATTTAGTTTGGCGAAAGGACATTACTACACGTTGTATGATTCGTGTGCTGTAGATTTACAACATGATTTCATTACCAAATATGGAGAACCCAAACTATACAAGAACGGTGTAGGTCAATATGATGCCGAAAACAATTTAGTGCGAGAATTTACGTGTAAATATGATTGTATCAGAACAATGAAAATGAGTGATAAAACTCTAGCCAAAGCATTGGATAAAAATATATTGTATAACGAACATTATTACCGAGTTTTGGGTAGTAAATTGAAATGCTTGTGAAAATACTATATTACTGTAAAAATTGAATAAAAACAACCGAATACTGTTTTTATTCAAAACATTCATCATGTCTGAACCCAAAGATATCATTCATAAAAGCGATAAAAGTAGTGTAAAAAACTTATACCGCACGATAAACGACCGCACGCTATCTGAGGAATATAACTTGAATTCGCCTATTACTAAGGAACGAATCAAGTCTATGTGTGGGTCATCTCCAACCTCTAATTTTAATGATAACGCATATTCAAGCACTCGTATAACTGAAATTGGTAGATTGGAAACCAATATTAAATATATGAATAGTAATATTCACGAGCGAG